TCCAAATACTGTATTTGATGTACCACTATCATTATTGGATAGGCTGATGCGAGAGTTGGAGTCAAGTTTCAAATGCGTTACCCATGAACCTGTTGAATAAGTTGCAATAGAAAAATGTCCACCTTCATTAGCATTTAAATACCATTTATCTGCATTATCATCACCTTCATCAGCCCACATATGCAATAAAGCACCTGAACCTTCTCCGCCTTTTATCATCGCTACAGCATTATCACTCGTACCTTCTTTAGAAATTTCGAGTTGTTCATCTGGACTTGTTGTGCCTATGCCTACATTACCAGAAGAGTCAATAACCATTCTTACATCTGCATTAGACAAAAACTCTAATTTATCAGAAGCGTGTTGATATCTTATTTGACCTATATCAGAATCACCAGCATCTCCAAAAGCTAAAGATGTTTGACCAGAACCAAAAATTGTAATACCTGTATTGGCAGTATCAGTTGAACCGAAAACAGCATCATTGAAAATTCCATGAGGGTCTGTTCCAGAAGGACTTGAATCAGCTCTTGAAAATGTTGATATTCCACCAGCAACAGTTAATGTTCCGTCAATATCAGTATTATCAAGATTGGCAGTACCATTTACATCAATATCACCTTCTAAATCTATATTATCTGCAACGACTAAATTACCATCAGCTATATCTAAAGCTGTTTGTCCGTCTGTTCCTGTGATTGTTAATTTTTCTGCGGATGAATCCCAAACAAATGAATCTCCAGCTGTATCACTATAAAATGTTACATCATGTCCTGAACCATCAGAACCGATTGTTAAAGCTCCTGTAACTGTCATTGTATCAGTTGTTGATTCAGTAAGTTTAATCATGTTGGCACCACCAACATATATATCTAATACATCTGCACCTGATTCTTGTAAATATGTATCACTACCATCTCCACCTAATACCAACTTATTGGTAGAGCTAATGGTCATATTACCATTAACTATTTCATCGTAATTTCCTGAACCATCCCCATTGACGGTTAAATCACCTTCTATTGTTAGATTCCCATTTATTGTACCACCAGAAGATATACTGGCGGCTGTAGTGGTAATTAAATTACCTAAAGCCATTGTAACCTCCTATGTGTATACAAGCCTGACAGAAGCACTAGATGATGTTTTCCTGAGAGCGTGTAAATAAATTGTATCACTGCCCAAACCATATGGTACAGTTAATTCATAAATTGTATCGCCACCTTTTAAATATAAATTATTGGCGGCTGTTCCTAATATAGCTGATGAAGAAGTAGAAAAACCGTAGTATATATCCTCATCTGGCTGAACCAGAATATTATGATATGTGCTAACGTCTTTATATACCTCAGTACCAGCAACAGCCCAAGCACCTTGAATCTCAAAGTTTGATGCTGTTGATATATTTAATGATTCATGTGTTCTGAATCTTTGTGTATTTGCCATATTCTCTTCTCTTTAATTTGGTTTGGCTTGCGAGGTGAGAAGTCCCTTATCCAAACAGTTATCTAAAATCTGGTACATTCATCATTCGTGCACCACCTACTTTATCTCGCTTCTTCATACCAAAGCGCTTAACTGCTTCATCCCACTTTTGTCTATGCACCATAGATGCATTAGAACTAACCATTGACTGATTTGGGTCTAAAGCTGTACCTGCTTTGTCCATGTATAAGCATTTCTTTACATAATCTACCAGAGCTAAGTGTAATGAATTATCTATATCTGGTACATCATTTATTGAAGACACAGCCTCTGGTTCAGAATAGTACTTAATTAAGATACCATCTGTAACAGATTCCTGTATTGCCTTCCAATTTTTTCTTTCTGTGGTATTTAGATTTCCTGAACTATTAACATTAGTTAACAGAACAAAATTATCTCCTTCTATAAACCACACGCATGAATTTTCTGGGTATTGTATATTACTTGCCATTAGTTTGAATCCGGTGTGTTAAGATTTGATTCACTTGTTGCATCCGTAAGTATAACATTTGTATCTACAAGTCTTGGTATTTGCATATAATCACCATTATCATCCATAAAATAAACCTTAAATACTTTGTTAACTTCTAAAATATTATTTGAACTGTCTTTAGCTGCATCTTTTAAACTATAATACATTTGATTAGCAGTTGTACTTAGTTTTGCTGTAGATACTTTACTATTATACATACCTAGTTCTACAAGAGCATCATTAACTAAAGACATGATATATTTTTCAGGCGCATCAGGAAATACTTGACGCACTCTACTAATAATTTCTTTTACTGTTATTGTTCTAACTGACATTCTGAGCTCCTTGACCAATGAGTAATTGTAATCCTTTATCATAATCAGCTTGTAATTTAGCTTGTTGTTTTTCTATCCATCCATAATGAGAAGTATCTACAGCTAATCTTGCTTGAACTTCGTTACTATATCCTTGAGCTATACCAATTTTAGCCTGAATTTCATTTGCAAATCCTTGAGCTGTAGCCACATAACTTTGAGCCGTATTTACATATCCTTGAATTGCTTGAGACTTAGCAGAACTAAAACCTGCTCTAGCATTCACTTCTGCCGCATATCCTTGAGCCTGTGAAACATAAGCTTGAGCCTCTGCTATATAAGCACTACCTTGAGCTATTATTGCTTGAGCCTCTTGTAAATAAGCTCCTCCTGCCGCTATCCTAGATTGAGATTCTTGTCTTTTTGATTCTGCTTGTTGTAACCTAATAGTTATTTCAGCAATATATCCATTTGCTATAGCAATCTTAGCTTGAACTTCATTACCAAATCCCTGAGCAGAAGCTACATAACTTTGAGCTGTACTAATATAACCTTGTATAGCCTGCGATTTAGCTCCGCTAAAACTAGCTCTAGCAGAAACCTCAGCAGCATAACCTTGAGCTTGGGCTATAGTTGCCTGAGCTTGTTTTAAAAATGCATCACCTGCATTTACCCTAGCTTCAGCTTCTTTAAAATAAGTACCTTGAAGTTTAATACTAGAATCAAATTCTTGTACTTTTTGCTGTAAATTAGCTTGATATTCCTGAACCTCATCGTTTACTTGAGCAGTATACTTATTTAATTCTCCTGTAAACTTTTCCATTAAAGATTTATTATTAAGTACTATATCTTCCATTTCTTTAGCTGCATTAGTTAATGCTAATGCTTGGTCTTGAGCCTTATTAAATTTATCCATCTCAGTCGATTGTTGAGCTTCCTGTCTATATTCCTGAGCTAAATTATTTGCATTTGCAACAGCTACTTGTAAATCCATTTGAGTTTTATCAGCGGCTTCTTTAAATTCCATTTGATATCTAGCATTATCTTTATTGAATTCATTTAATTCATTCTGTATATCAAGTTGATACTGTTGAAAACTGTCAGTTTCTGTTTTTGCCCAAGCTTGATAAACTGTACTAAGCTCAGTTTTATATCTTTCAAGTTTTTGAGAATAAACCTGAACATCTGTATTTACCTCAGCTTGGTATTCAGATACTTTAGATTGATATTCTTGATATTCTTTTTGCAACAATAATTGAGCTTCTTGTTGAGATTCTTGATATGCAAGGTCCGCTTCTTTAATTTTTTCTTGAATAGCTGCTTGATACTCTACATTTGCATCATTAAATATATGTAATTGATTTTGCATGGCTTGTTGATATGCTGCTATATATGAATTAATTTTATTAATTTGTAATCCAGCTAACTCTGTATCTTCTTCATCTTCTATTAAATGTCCCAATACTTCCCACCAATCACTAAAATCTTGAAAATCTGCATCAGTTCCTATTGTTCCATCTGTTATAGAAGCAGTTAATTCTTCTGTTGCTCCCCCTACTTTAGGAGAAGTAAAAGCTGGAGCTGTACCAAAACTTGCAACCGCTACAGTAGCTATTGCAGGCGTACTAAAGCTTGCAGTACCTAAAGCTGGTGGTGTACTTAAAGAAAATACTCCCGGGTCAGAATCACCAAAAGGATTAGCATTTGATGTATCTGCATAAAAAGCTTTAAATGCAACTCTAGACGTTAAACTTGGTTTTGTATAAGTTGGTGCATTGCTACTAACATCAATAATGCTTGGAGCAGATGCAGATGCAGTTGAAACAGCGGTAACACTAGCGTCAGCATTACTAGCTTCAGGATATTCAATTGTAGCTAAAGTAGGAGCAGAAGGAGCTGATACGCTAACAGTTAAATCATTTATTGACAAAGCACTTGGAACAACACCTCTAGCTGCTGTTATAGGAGATGTAGCTGTAGAGGTTACTTCAGCCGCTACTTCATCAAATTCTTCATGAGCTAACAATATAACTTCATCAACTTTATCTAATTCTGTATTTATAGCTGTAAGAGCCGTTGCAACATCACTACTATTATCAGTCTGAGTTGCAAGTTCTGCAGCCTCTGCTTTAGCTAAAACAATCTCAGCTTTAGCAAGAACTAAATCAGCATCTATCTTATCACATACAGCTTGCGTTTCGTCCATTTCTGTTATTATCTTACCAGCCGCTGTGTTAACAGCCCCCTCTGAGTCTGTTTCACCTAAGTCTAACAGCGCGCTAGATTTATCAAATTCTACACTACCCTCAACAATTACATTATCTACTTTATCAAACTCAGTGCTTGCTTCTATGATAATATTATCAACCTTAGCTAACTCTGTTGCCATTGCATCGCAAGCAGTTTCAAAATCACCACCATTATCAGTTTGTGTAGCAAGTTCAGCCGCTTCGGCTTTAGCTAATACAACCTCTGCTTTTGCTAAAACTAAATCAGCGTCTATTTTATCGCAAACTGCCTGAGTTTCATCCATTTCAGTATTAATAGCAGTAAGAGCAGTAGTAATATCAGCATTAGATGATTTACTACCTAAAACATTTTGTAATGATTTTATAGAAGCATATATTGGTACTAAATACTCAGCTTCATCAGGAAATACTGCTATAGCAGAATCTCCATAAGCTACTGATGGATATTGAACTTCAGAATATGTTACTGAACCTCCAGCAGGTAATACATCTAATGAGTTATTTTCAATATAATAAATAGGGTCTGTAACTGTAGCATAATTCATATCATCAGGGTCTGAATATCTACCTTTAAACATAGCTGGAACATCACGACAAGGTTGAGTAATATCACCATCGCTTCTCATTACATTTGATATTTTTCCAGTATTTAAAGTACTAGCACTACCAGAAGTAAAACTAACAGAAGATGCGCACAGGTTTAAAAGATTCTCTGGTAATACATTTATTATTTCTTTAGCTCCATCTGTAAGAAACTGAGTTAATTCAGTTTGTGTAGGAGAGCTACTTCCATCTATTGAAAGACTTGTTAAACCTTCTACTTGTGCTTCAAAAGTAGCCATTATGCACTCGCTATAAATAATTCAACGCTTACTGCGTTACCACCGGGATTTACCTGTATACTTCCTAAATCAGCCATAGTCCCAAAACTTGGACTTGTATCTGCTTCTGACAACATTAAGTCATCTGCGCTTCCAAGAACATGACTTTCACCAGCTCCTAATTTTACTTGATAAAGAGTAGCTGCTCCAACGATAGCTAATTCAATTGAATTAGAACCATCTAAATTTGTAACTCTAATATATTTTGAATCTTCAATATCAATAGCTCCAGCTGCTCCGTATGCATTAGAATTAAAAACTGCAATAGTTGTAGTTTGACTAGCTGGACAAGTAAGAATTCTTTTATTAATTTCATCTATACTACTTATTTCTAATATTCTTTTAGAGCCATAATCTTGATTGCCAAGAATTATATCCTCTTGTATTTTAACTTTTAATGTTGCCATATTAACCCCTTAATGCTTTTTTGGCTATTTTAACAAGAGATGCAGGATTAGCTTGTTCCCCTGCTGAAGCTATTTCTTCTAATGCTTCAATAGCTACAATAAATTTTGGATTAAAATAATCTTCTCCAAAATCAAAATCAGTTACATCGACTGAATCTATATTAGGCCAACCGCTACTTCCGTTTTTTTCCACGCTTTACAGCTCCGCCTTTTTTATAACCTTTTCTTTTTTTGGAAGGTCTTCCAACTTTACTTCCATAAGTCCCTTTACCTCTTGGCATACTAATCTCCTTGTCTCCAAGCTTTTTTTGCTCTCTCATTCCATTTCTTGGAATTTTCTTTCATTATATTATTTTGTACTGATTTTATACTATCTTCCATTGTAATAGTAGAAAAATCAACTAAATCTTTGCGTATTGCAGTTGCCCAGCCGCTATCTCTAATAACGACTTGAGTTGTATACATAGGCTCAGAGGCTTTGTTCCCACATGAGCGGCAATAAAACCAACCTTCAGAGTTTGGTTCTTTACAATGTACACACTTTTTCATTAAGAACCAGCTACAACAAGCGTTAAAATTCTATCTCCGTTTAGACGACAATGCGATATTGATAATACTGCATTATTTGTACTATCTAAAGTTATGATATAATCATAAACGTCTTTTGCTAGGTCTCCAGCAGAACTTGCTTGAGTTCCTTGAGCGGCGTTATGAATAAAAGTTTTTGTCTTTACATTTGATGAATTATAATCTGCCATTTTTTTTCCTTACTTTTAAGTGAGGCGGGAATTATCCCGCCCCACCATATTCAATCTGTATATTGAGCTATTACCTCTCAAATTTAAGATTAGCTAAATGTGATATGTGCTTTATCAGCTGCTAAGCTAAAGACATAATAACTGTCTCCATCACAAATGATAGAACATCTATCTCCCTTTGTTGCTCCACTAATAAAAGTGACAACATCAAAGCCAGTTCCTTCAGAAACTGTTTGAGCTGCTCCATCTTCACCATCAATACCATGACCATGCATATTGTCACCATCATCATCGGTAACTTGCACAGTTACAGCATTAGATGCTACTGTACCAAGAATAAATTCGGCTTGCCAGCCCATTAATTTATTATCTTCAGTAGCACATTCTGGTAATGTGATAGCATAAGCTGCTGCCTGATTAATCATAAAAACACTGCCTGAGTCTTCTGCTGTTAATGTTAAAGCAGCATTGACGTGCCGTATTTTTTTCTTTAAATCAGATACACCACTATTTTGTTCTAAATAATCACTACGCATTATTCAATCCTCCTAATTCAAGTCAGTAAATGAATACAACATATGAGCTTCTGGAATTGTTACTTCCAGACCTGCTTCAGTAAGAATCATATCTTTCCGAAGGTCTTCATCTGCTTGCTGTACGTTAGTAATTACATGAGTATCACGATTTAATCCGTTACCCACCAAAGGTCTATAAGCTAATTGACCCATATCAGCCAACAGCATAAATCCTGCTGACATATTACGGAACAATGGCTCACGAACAATAGATAAGTCTCCATGAACGGTACTCAACTGCATAATGCTATGTCCAAATGAACCTTCACGTTGTGAGGCTTGGAAATTATAAGTATTATGAGCTGCGTTACCAGCGTCCAAGGAAACATCAATAAAACTATTGTTTCCAACTTTGTTTAGATAAGAGATAACAGGTAATCCAGCGAGAGCTAGTTTATTATTACTTCCACCGCGAGCGGGGTCGAATAATATTTCAAAGTCTCCCAAAAACGTATCATACGTTACCGAAGCAGCTGCTGCTGCCGCAAAATACGGAGCTCCAGAGCTATATGAAATAGACCCGGGTGACTGTGCTTGACGGTTTACGATGATATGTCCTGCTAGACCTTCTGTAGTTTGGATACCGCTTGAACGACCGCGTTGTCCAAATAACATTGCTCTTTCTATATCAACTTTATGTTCTCTTAATTTGAGATTCCAGATTCTCTGCCATTCGTTTGCATACCCTCTATAATTAGTAGCTATTGACGTATTGGTCATTTCTGCTGCTGTCTTAAAGATTTGAGTATAGCCATAATCGTCTTCTAATGATTTAGACCAGACATCTGGCGAACCCGAACCTTCAGCAAACGCAGTACCAATAACCTGTGCTTTATCGCCATCTGCAATTGCATTGTAACCACTCTCAGAGGAGTTACCAACGCTCATACAAGTAACGTCACACACTGTTTCAGTTGAGTTAACAGAAACTGAATCTAAGCGAACTACCGCTTGAGATTTTCCATCAACCACCTCAACAGCAACAACCATACCCGGAACTAACCAGTCAACATTGGCTCCAGAACCGTCATCAAAATTAACCACACCAGATACGCCAGCTGCTAAAGAGCCTAAAGCGCTATCAGCATACAATGAACGATTTGTCCAGTCAATTTTACTACGATTTTCTAGGAACCTGAATACTGGGTCAGAAGTAGGTACTTTTGCTATTTTACTCAGGTATACAAAAAAAGGAGATTCTTCTGGGGCTAATTCAGCGACCCTATCGCTAAAGTCATACAATCGTCTGCTATCTGGGGTTGCCCCATGAGCCGAAGCATGACTATTACCGGCAGTTGTCGCCATATCAGCGCTTGATATCTGGCCTCGAATATAGCCAGCTGCACTTGTAGCCATTTTATTTTCCTTTCTTCATTTTATTAAGGTAATCTGCTTCCCATGCCTCCGGCTTTCTTTACTCCATCCCACATTTCATCAAATTCATCTTTGACTACTGGGGGAGCTCCTTGTAAAGCGCCCGGACTGCGTGGTGCTTGTTTAGCTGCTTTCGCAGCTTCTACCGAATTGCGAACTTCTGGTCTTTTTACATTTCCAGTAGAACCACGCCATACCTTGACTAAAGTGTCAAGAGATAACTGTTCCGTTGGTCTTGTAGCAAATTCCATAAACTGATTGACTTCATTTTCATTCAATCTGTATTTGTTCTTCAATTCGCTAACCGTATTATTAATCATAATTTGCTCATTCATTTGACCAAGTTGATTATTTACCGCTTCACTTACAGAACGCTGTTCTTGAGCTGTTCTGTACTTATATGAAGCTGAATCCGGCTTGTAGTATGCGTCCCAAGGATTAAACTCATCCTCGGACAGCGAAGGTTCTGAACTACTATTCTGATTGACACCATCACCATAACCCTGCTCTTGAAGTTGCTTCTCCGCTAAAGAAGTCATGACATTTTTATATTTGTCATTTTCAGATTGAGCTTTATCATAAAGCCCTTGAAACTTACGAGCTTCTGATTCCCAATCTGTATTCTGTTGCGAAGTCAAATCTTGAGCATTACTTTCTGGGACTTCATTAAATCCCAAAACATCTTCTTGTTGTGTGGTATCATCCTCAAAAAAAGTATCAGTCATACCGTCACTACTACCTAAAACATCGTCTATGACTTGTTCTTCGGTAGGTTGTATTGCTTCAGCTTGTTCCATGTTATTTTCCTTTCTACAATGTCTCGCCAGCTTCTTGAGCAGAACCCATCATATTTTTGGATTTCTCAGCTGCGAGCTTCACTGCACCTGCAAGCCTTTCAGCTTGCACTTTGTTAGTTGCTTTAGCATCTGTTTCGACATTAGTAAGTTTGGATTTAAATTTTTCAACTTCAACCCTCTTTCTATCTGCCACCGACTCTCTCTGAGCGGTCTGCAAGTCACCCTGCAAATTTTTGACTTGGCCTTGTAATTGTTCGACCATGCCTTGTAATTGTTGTATATCTCCAGTTCTTTGTAATATTCCTTCTTTGTCAAATATTTCTGGATTCTTTTTCAAAACTTCCTCTTTATCTACAAGCCCTAATTGATATGCTTCTAAGTATACATTATATTCAGCCCATTTGCTTGTAGGCAATGTTGAACCGGGAGCTATAGATACATCATGTTGATTAACATTATATTTATCTTTTGCTATATCTATTAATGTTCCGCTAACATCATCATATAAATTAACTGTTACTTCTGTCAAATCATTATTAGGTTGTGCAAGTTTAAACATTTTTTGATATGAATAATGACTTTTACCAAGTCCATACATAACCTTACCTAATCTTGTAATACCAAATTCTATATCTCTTAATTTAGACTTAGGCCTTTCAGCTCCCAATGAAACCATTTTTTCTGTACCCCTTACAGTATCAGGAGCTTGTTCTGCAAATCCATGCATTAATTCTGGTAAACCAAAAGTAAAATCTATATAATGTTCAGCGCTTTGAATTAAACGATAAAATTCAGAAGCTAATGGAGTAGGAGATGGGTAATGAGGTTCTCCTTGAGAACTGTCTACTTCTATTACAGCATTAGGATTAGCCCAATCTCTTTCTAAATCACCTATATTTTCTACGCTTCCTAATGGTACTAATAATTTAAGACCTGCTGATGCTTGAGCATGAGATATAGCTAAAGACCATAATTTATTAAGCAATCTTTGCATTGGCCTTGCTCTAGCAATATCAGACCTAGGATATGGAGTTCCTGTATATACATTTGGCAGTGGAACAATAGGATATATATCTATATTTAATATAGATTCATATAATACTATTTGCCCTACAGTAGCTATAACTGCAACTCTAGTTTGCAAGACTTCTTCGTATTGCATCAATCCACTTTCAAATACATCAGGGTTCTCAGCTAGAAACTGTTGAAATTCAGGTTCACTTAAAACTTGCTCTTCCTGAGTACGCATATCTGCTATTCTATAAAATGGTACTTTAGTTTTAAAAAATCTTTCTAATACTTGATAATATTCACTTCCCCCATAATCTAAATCTTTTGAAGCATCGGGATATACAGTATAAATACTATTTTTATTTTGAGGAGAAGGATAATCTTCATCTGAATGAGTACTTATATCTTTTATAAGACCATCTACCATCTCTCCAGTTTCAGGGTCTAATTGAGGCCCTAATTCCGGATAGAGGCGAAGCACTTGTTCTTCAGTCAATATAGTAGACAATATGATGCTATCAGCATCATCGAAAAACCTGTCCCTAGATGATGGTGGGACATAAACACGAAACGGGTTTACACTTGTGAACTTGACATCGCCCCTACCGAAATCAGATTCATTATCAACATACGCATATAAATATCCTAATCCAGTTACAGCATAATCATGTATTGCCTGTTTCATATGCACATCACCGCTAGACATTTCCCAGCAGTAACCTAGTATAAGACGCCATATTTTAGATAATTTAGCATCTGAATCTTCTCTTGGAATAACTGTAAAAGCTGGAGGACTAGCTGTTATTATAGCTTTAAGCTTTTCAACTGCTGGCCCAATTCTATCCATTGGTACTGCAGCTTGATTAACAGCAGAGAGGTCATCCGTTTCGTCTGTAGTATAATGATTTCCTGAATAGAAATCAATATCTGAACGGGCTTCTGTATCCCAAGATGAGCGCGCATCTCTCCAGCGTTGCCATAATTCTTGATTCTCTTGAGCTCTAGGGTCTAATTTTATGTTAGGCATACGGCGCCAAAGTTAATAATATTTTTTTTAAGTGTCAAGTATTTCTTAGTCCGGTCATCCAATTGTATACTTTTCCCCTCTTCGCTCTTTTTTTATTAATGCTTTTATACTCACTTTTCTTCATTCTAGCGCTAGAAGGCGCTTTAGCATAATAATCAGCATAATAGAGTCCATCCATTAAATCATCGTGTCTAGGAAAAGGATGTTCAAAGAATTCATCAACCAATTCTGTCATACTACGTCTTATAAATAACTTTTTAGAATTAACTATAGGGCCAAGCGTTGTTTCTAGTCTATCTTCTTTTTTAATACCACCCGGAGGCTTAACGCCCTTAAATATACCCGGAATAAGTCTTTTATCACTATGAGCAATCCTAGTTACCATATCTCTTACCATTTCCTGTGCAGCTACTGTTTCTATTGTAGCTCTGCGTACGGGAGAATACTTATTAGCCATATCTATAATTATTTGTGGTAAATCAAATGTAGGTATACGCTCACGATAATATTCTAATACATAACGATTTTTTTCTTTATCTATTGCTATAACCATTATTACTTGAAAATCTGATGTATTTGTAGCTGTTGCTGCTATATCAACACCTATGTAAACATTAACAGGTATCATTTCGTCTGTAGTTGCTAAATAAGCCATTCTATCAATAGATTTAAATTCATGAGAATGATATTGTATTCTATCTATCTTAAATGATGCCGTAGAAACATCACGAGCATCATTCATATACTCTTGAGCAAATTTATTAACTAAACCAGCTTCTATAAATTCTCTTTTCTTAGCGGCAAGCTTTTCTTTTGAAAACTGTTCTGGCCATATAGGCTTTTCATTTTCAATAGCTCTATAAAAAGTAACATCCCAAGGATATGTTCTATTATTCTCTTTAGCCTCATTATTGCCATCATATATCATTTGCAAAAAACTATCAAAGTGTACAATAGTCCCACATAACCATATCCAACCTTCTCTACCAGCAGATTCTTCTAATGCAGGATATATAGTAGATACTACCCATTTCTTAATCTCAGCTCTACGTTCAGGTGTTTTGGTATTTAATTCAGATTCAAAGTCATCAAGTATAATACCAGTATAACGTACATCTAACTCAGAACGACCACGCAAGCGCTGTGAAGTGCCTTTTGCTATCATCCTATCCCCTTTAGCAGTTACAATATCTTTTTCAGTCCATCTATTACCATAAGTATCTCCAGCCATATCTCCAAAATAATAACGAATAAACTTATTTACTTCCAAATGTGTCTTAACATACTTTAAATGGTCAATAGCCTGTCCCTGTTCTTCAGCAATCCAAGCTATAAACTGTTGTTCTTCTTTAGGGCTAAATAGCATTTTGTGCAATATAGCAGATTTTGACAATATAGACTTACCAAAACCCCTAGGAAGTATATTACATATTCTAGCGCCGGGTTTAGTGCTTATTAATTTCTTTGCTATATTTTTATGAAATTTTGGTGATGTACTTTTATTTAAAAAGTCTTTAGGTAGAAAGGCTCTACCGAAATATAATAAGTCTTTAAATGAATTAGCTAATATTTCATCAGCTTCCCTCATTTCTGAAGGAGAAGGGTTTATGTTAAAATTATTGATTTTATCCAATTTACAAATCTATATAAGCTATAACAAATTGGTACTGACACAACTGGATGAACTGCTGGCACTAGATATATTATCATTATCATTACTTTTTTCATTTCTTTTTTCCTTTTTTGTTTTATTTTCCTTTTTTTCTACTATATCAATATCTAACCAAGTATCAAAAAAATTATCTGTATTCATGATAACCCCACTATATTATTAATTTTACTGCTATTTGCAAATATCAATATATCATCATCACCAAATACAGAATGACAGAATATGCAATAATAACTCTTAGGTTTACCATTATCTTCAAATATAATCATTTTATCATCATTCGTAATACTTCTTTCACAAACATAGCAAGTTTCACTATGAGTAATGACTACAGGCATATTCTCTATAGATATATTGCTAAATCCATCTTTAAGCAGGGTCTTTTTCTCCATGAGATATTAATTTAACACTAGCTCCGCCAAACTGAGCCAGTTTCTCCTTACTAAAGCCTTCAAATACAGCAAGAGATTCTGTTTTCTTTTCTTTTGGAAACATACCAGCTATCTTCATTAACATCTCCAATGCTCTAAGTTTATCTGAATCCCTAGCTTCATCTTTATCAACTATTACTTTTGCTTTCTCAAGCAGATAGTCTTCATCTATACCGACTTTCAGCATAGACTGTTTTATTTCTTCACTAACCAATTTACTAACCCTTTCTGTTTTAAGCAAGGCTGTTGCCTGATTATTAGCATAATCCTCTCTATTTGTAGGATATACCTTTAAATATGCTTTTGTAGGATTCATACCCTTTGCGACATATTTAGCAAACAAGCGCTCTCTTCGCGATATATTTGACTTATTAGCTCTATGCACATTACTACTTTCGTATCTAGATAAGCTATATATGTTTTTAGGAGGCAACCCAGCCATTAAGTGTTTACGCTCAGTATGCCTAGTTCCAAGTATAGTAGTAACCAATTCGCCTCCACCTTTCATTGGTAAACGCTTTATTATTCTACAAACCTGCTTATCATCTGTCATAGTCCATGATTCTGTAGGCGCATCACGCCAATTATCATAGATATGCTCATTAGGGTATAATTCCCTAAATTCGTCTTCATCTTCAAAGACAGGTTGCTTAACACCCTTTACAATCTTATACCGCGCCACTACCGACCTTATTACTTATTATTTCTTAGCTTTATTAGCATTTTTTCCTCCGGGCGCGGCTTTGTTACCGTTTATCTCTTTGCCCCATAGAAATGTTTTACCATTTACTATATCGACAACTTCTAAACGAAAATCTCCATTTGAAAACCAATCTGCTACTCCAAAGGCATGGGCCCAGTTAACCTGCCTATTGTTTAACCACATATTTGTTTCACTAGACATATCTTTTAAACAACCCATTGAAAAGGCATGATGAGCACCATCTACATGGGTAACACCAGCACGCTGAACATCGTGAGTATGTCCATATACTATATTCTTACCTAAATTCATGGTATGTTGTCTAGTATGGCTAATTGTAGAGTAATGACCTCCATGATAGAAGTATAGTTTACCTATACGCATAAGCTTACCATATGGATAGTACTTATATCCCCTTTCAGCAAGCCTCATAATGTTCTTATACTTGTATTTATCCAAATATGGATATTCTTCTACAAACATATTTAACCAATTATCATGATTTCCTTCAATCATGTGCTTTTCTTTGCATTTAACCTTTTTTAATGCGCTATCAAACAAATCAAGACCAGCATTGACCTTTACTTGTTCTTGTTCCAAATCTTCTATAACATATTCTAATGGTGGGCGCTTACGCCTTTTGTACTTAAAAGGTGAAACGCTCTTCCATTCGCCTAAATCACCTAAGCATATGAATATATTAGGTTTTATTATTGGTATAGCCTTTATTACACAATTTACAGCAGCATCATCCTGCAATGGAAAATGCACATCTGGTATAATAAGTGCTCTACGCTTACTTTTCTTTATTTTTGCCATGTTTCCTACTATATAATACTATGTTATTCTCTTTACGCGACATATCAGTAGCTATATCATCTCGTAGCATACCAATTGCTATCTTGCCGCCCTTATCTTTAAAAGCCTCAGCCCCCTTACCCATAGCTTCTACTACAACTAAGTGTCTTAAGTTGCAATCACAGCACCAAAGGTAAAAATGAGACTCTGCATCAACTGCAAAGGCTTCGCTGTCAAATGTTTTAATGTTCATTTTGTACTATAGGTACTACTACGTTTTCAAAGTAATCACAGTCATAAGCTTTACAAGGCTTATTTGCATACTTTTTGTCTACTATTTGGTATAGTACTCCATTTTCGTGTTTCATCATAGCTCCTATACATATTTTATTAACCCAGTTACAGCAATGTTTCTTAGCTTGTGCCAATTTTTTATTCTTTTCTGAGTCTAGCACAGCGGAAGTTAAGCATTAATAATTGAAATGTCAAATTAGCAATTTTTAGGCTTTGTAATATATATATAATATATAGCACTTATATATATAATATATACTATACGCATATAATAGTTATTTCTATTACTATTACTATACTATATATACTATACAAAACTTGAAAAAAATTTTTCACAAATATTTTGAGGTTTTATAGCGCTGTTTTAAGGTAAACTACAAAAATAGGGTTACTTTGGGTGTGGGTCTTTTATGTGCCCCCGACCCCGGTCTTTGGTTTTTCGAGTTGTAGGGAATTTAGTTGAAAATTAATTATACATAATATATATTATACGTCAATGGGTTAAAATTACTTGTAATTAATACAACGAAAGCAAAGCAAGACACTAATAAATTATAATTGTTTACTTGTTTTATTGTTTGATTTAAATCTTGACACTAATCAATCCACTACACTATATTACTACTGTCAATTAAACAACTAACTAACTAAAGGATATAATATGGCTATAATAAAATACACTAATGCTCAAGTTGCTGAGATTAAAGATTCATTGTTTACTGATATAGTAGATGGCAATGAAGTATTTAATACTAAAGGCTATGAAGATTGGGTAACAATGCAAGAAGCTAAGGGCAATTCATTTCCTAAAGCTAGAACTGGCAAGGTAGTAGATAATAAAACAATAGAAACTTTGAAAGCTGAGTTCACAACTGCAATCAAGAAATTGCCTAATGTAACAACTACAGGTAAAAAAGGCTTTGTAATAGATGGTAACAACCAACTAATACAGGTTCAGCCATTGTTTAGGGTTGTAGAAGCTAATAAGGCTGGAATCAGTGAGGCTAAGTTCAATGAAATATATAAAGCTACTGAAAAGGCTCAAAATAAAACAACCCCTAAGAAGGATACTACCAAGCAAAACAAATAATTGTAATATTGTTTGTAATAAATCAAGCCTATTCATATCTTTGGATAGGCTTTTTTTATGCTTTATTTAAAGATACACATACTTACACACATTAAACCCTCGGAACACTCTATTGAATCAACTGTCTATACATATTAACCTACACTCTACTGTAATTATCGCTAAAGATTATACTAGTGGTAAAAGTAAAGTAGTACACCATACTACAAAAGCGACACACTATCCAACAGCGAGAGATATGGTAGTCAATCACTTAGCAAAGTATTACAGTCAATTTAATTTAAAAGTGCATATAAGAGATTGCGTAGTAAGAGAAGTTATTATATATAAACCAGAGAAAAGCGTACCTCCAGAAGATAAGTACAAAGGATTGCCTGCGTATAATAAATATATTCCGGACAAGCTAATAACATTTGAAGCTGATGGTATGCGATATAAAGTTGATAAAGATTTTAATATTTACACAGAAGACAATAGTGCGCATTTTAGAAGTATAAAGAAAAGTAAAGTGCGTTATTTGATGAGCCAATACGATAACAAACGTATGAGCGCTGATACATTTGTCTATGAACTAAACAAGGCAATAGATAACAGATGAGTAGCGGTAAAACAAAACAAACATCCTCCCACTCACAACTCCGCTATTCATCTACTATTGCGAAAGGAAAAAGCGATGAAACCAAACTATGAAGTAAATGGTAAGCGTATGTTCCATTTTCGTGGTATTCAGGCTTATTATTTATCACCTACTAGCCGCTTAGCTTCAAGAGTAGTGTTGTTTGACACTAGACACAAACAAAGAGTTACTGTATCTTGGGACTATAAACTAAGCGATTTAAAAGCTATTGCTATAAAAGAACTAAATAAGCGTAGTATTAAGGTAAGTGGATTTACATATGATGAGCGTACAAATAGATATACGCTACTAACAACAGACTTCGAAACTAAATTGAGGTAAGCGATGGAAGAACAAGATAAATTATCCATTTATAATGCTGCTGAAACTATCAAGTCGATAAGAGCAATAGAGCGTGAATATTGGCTTGGTCGTACTCATATAGAAGCGAAGAAGAGAATCCACGCAGTTGTAAGTGCCATGTTAAAGTATAGGCGAGAATTTTTAATTTACAGAGTACTTGAGTTTTTACGCTTAAGATAAAGATTTAAAGACTTAGGGGAGCGTAGCCTTCCCTATTAACACAAAAGGAAGCACAGCGACAAGTAATTGTCGTATGTGATAACAAATAACATAAAAGGAAAAGCGATGCAAGATAATATCTCAGTCTTAGGGTTGCATACCGCATTGAACGAAAAGGATTACATTTGTAATACCTCTTTTGCTTCAAATATAGCGTCTGCAATTCAATCAAAGCCTGTTGGTGGTGCGTTTCTTTACGGTCCGGCAGGGACTGGAAAGAGTCTACTTCCACAGGTATTGTCTGAGATTCTTGAGCGTAAGCTATTCTTCCATCAATGTTCAGCAGGTACTCGCGAAGATGACCTATTGATGCGTATTTGGCCTAGCGAAGATACTACTTCGGGTGTCAAAATAGAATATGGTAAAATATTCGAAGCGTCAAAAGCATCTCAAAGCGAGAAGGTTGTTGTTGTATTAGATGAATGGGATAAGACAAAACCAAGCGCAGATGGTTTCTTTCTAGACTTTCTGCAATATGGTCGCTTATCAGTGCCTAACGGAGATGACGTTAAGGCTAATTTAGATAATATGATGATATTCTTTACTGCGAACGATGAACGTGATTTCTCTGAAGCGTTACTGCGTAGGTTTCCTAAAATAGACCTAATGCCATTAACACCAACATTAGTTAATAAGGCGCTGAAGAAAACACATAAGAATAGTCCGTTTCGCCCAAATGCTATAAGTCTGTATCAGAAATGTCTGATGGCGGATATGCCCAAACCTGCAACTATACAAGAACTGCGTCAATTATTAGATGCTATTTCATTTCTTGGTAAAGGTGCTGATTGGGATACGCTAGTTTATCAGTACATAACAAAAACAGAAGAGAACCATACATTACTTAGCGAAGCTGAGAAAAATGAATGGGAACATTATAAGCAAGAACAGAAAACTGTATTAACACCGGAAGCATATATTAAAGCATTTGGTGAAGATAAGAAGAGTTCTAATGGCGTAGAAATGCCTAAAATGTCTGATTTAAGAAACTTTGACAGTGATTTTGATACTGTACAAGGTATTTCTAATGATGAAGACTTATATGGCGTTTTTGAACGTGATGATGCTGCTTATTCAGTATTAACTGATAGTGTCAGCGAGATGCCAACAGAACCACAGTTTATTGATTGGGCGGAAGTTCGTAATGATTGCATTATTGCTAAAAAACCTGTTCCTTTAGAACACGCACACGAATTTATGACTCGATTTAATGGTACAAAAGCAAATGGTGAGATGGTATTCACTACCGATGATATATCACTTGATGAAATGCGTAGATTAGTTCGTGGTAAGTACACAAAGAACAAATATTCCGCTGAGGAAATAATTGCTCGTGAAACTTATGTTGAGCGTGGACAAAAGAAGGTTGAAAAAGATAAAGTAGATGTACGATGGAAAGATGGCGAAACAGAAGTAATTGTAAATGTTAAGCATATTGAGCGTTTGTATGTTTCTATGCAAATGAATAGTAAGCATAACTTACTGCAATTACCGGATACAAATAGACATAAATCTATCCATACTCATCCACTTTTGAATATTAGCGATATAGTACCTTGTTATCTAAAGGGAACAAGACCTCAAGATAGCATAGGCAATCTAATGCTCAAGAATCTAAAGCGCACAAACAGTTATTGTCAGATGCTAAAGCCTTCACCTCCACAAAAATACAGCGATGTTGATATATCTGCTAGAATAGATGATTTATACACTAGGAAAGCTAAGTTTCAATATCAAACTATTCCGGATGTAAAGGTAATAAAAGCGAATGGCATACAAGTAAGACTAACAAGTCTTGGCACTAATAATGATTATGATGGCAATGATACTGTTTATGTTCAAATAGATGCGACACCTGATATTCATGTATTTAAGTTTGCTTTATTACTAGCTGACTACATACCATTATATAGGTGTTTTAAAGCAGATACAAAAGAAGCTATGAAACATATGCAATCAAGCGGTTGGAAGGTATCTAGTGATAACCTCGATGCTTTATGCAAAAATGATGTACATTGTTTGTTTGTGTCTGACCATATGATAGTATGGCGTAACTTTTGGAACAGTGATACTGCCTCAAGTAACGTACAACTATCAAACAGAATAAAATCGACAACAGCGTTAATAGATACATTAAAGGATACTTATGAGTCTAAAGATTAATAGAGACTGGCGCCAGTGGAAAAATGAAAACAATGACAAACGCGCTCCTAGAGTGGTTGTCGGTAGTGAAGAGGGGTCTGGCGTAAGTCAGACCTCTCGCCTTAGTGATGAAGATATACAAAAAAAGAATTTTAAAATTAAAAGAGTACCTAACTCTAAATTAAATAGTAAATCAAATAAAATATATGATGCCGGTAAAGAATTATATGTAAACAATAAACTTGTTTATAAAAAAGGAAAGACGCAAAAATACGATGGAGTAGAAATATATAATGCGGAAACAAATTTAAGTAAAAGATTAAATGATGCGTATAAAGAAAAAAGAAACAAAGATACAGATGAACAAGAGCGAATACAACAACAGATAGATGCAATGAATCAACGCATAGAAAATCTATATGATTTTGAGAGTCAGCTTGGTATGAGTATTTATAGCGATGAAGAATCAGACAATAAAGAAAACAAACAAAGTGGCAATCAAACATTCAAACATAACGAACATAGTGCGGAGTCGCTAGGTATTACATACTTTAAGTCAAGAAATAGGCGTTATGGTACTGAATTTGCTAATTTAATAGCTAAACTAGCTGAAGATAACACAGGTGCAGACATACAGGGCGATGAATTTTGGGATGAACACCTATTAGCAGAACGCGTAGTTACAAGACAGTCTATAAATAAATGTAAAAAAGATAGAATTAAAGAGCGTATCATACTTATGTTAGATACATCTCCATCTTGTAAGAGCGTTGCTAGTTTTTATGGTCTTATAGCTCAATTAGCAGCAAAATATGACGATATAGAGATATATGATGCACCTAATGGCAGGATTGTACACAAATATTGTAAGCGTACAAAAGATTTTGTGCCTATTTGGAACTCTGATGATATAGAAAACCGAGCATATGATTGGAAATATTTAAAAAATAGAACTGTATTATTATTTAGCGATACAGATTGTCTTCCTATTTTAGAAAAGAATTTAAATACAAATAATATAATTTTTATGTGTCGCCATGAGGTTGATGAAAGAAGATATAGTATGCGCGATATGGATAAAAAACTTAAAGATTTCGGTAATACTGTATATTATAATGTAAAAACACCGGATAAACTTGTGGAGGTAATCAAAAAACTTAAATAATAACAAAAAAAGGAGCGTAATATGTCTAAACAACAAGACTACTTTATCAGCTTAACAGGGCAGAATAGAGCCGCTATAAATGTGCAAGTCGATAGTTTAGTAGAAAAAAAGAAATCTAGGGCGTTATTCAAAATTTTGATAAGTAAATGTCAAGATTCAATGAGTAAAAGTAAATCGCCTCAAGGATTCTTTAAGAAACTTAAAGCTAATATGGAAAAATTCAGTGAATTTACTGATTTTTTTGATGTTACGCCAGTTTCTATGGCTACTGCTATAACTCAGTTACATTTTCATGAAATGTTAGTTGATAATTGGGATAAACAACAAACTAAAATAGTCGCTACAAGGTTTGGTGAAGCTGATAAAGAATATCAACTTCCGCCACCTTCTTTGGTTTTTCATTTACTCAGTAAAAAGAGAAAAGAGAAAATCATTGATAAAAAAGGCGATAAGGGTTTAGGTTCTGTTACTATTAGCTATTGTTTTGCAGATGAAGATGCTACTAAGCTGAAAGAAATGCAAAAATTAATTCCTACGAAAACTGTTAAGGAAGCAACCGCTGAAATGTTTAAAAGCGTTGAAGAGCTACACTGTAAAGGTTTAGCAAAACTTCTTACTGATTGCGGTTATGACGCTACAACAGAAGATGGAACTAATATATCAACTCTTATTCCTTTAGATGTTGAACAGTATAGCGATGAAGGATTCGAAGCTAGCGAAAAGATGAAGGAATTGGTTGATAGTATGAATATTAAATCGTCAGACGATTTTATTGAAATACTTGATAAGATAATGGAAGAACCAGAAACGCGTGCTGTTATGCTTGAAGATTTCAAGAGATGGCGTGCACATAAAGATGGCGATGAAGATAACTATAGAGGTTTAATGCCTAAACCGGGTGAATTTATCGCTGAAGCATAGTAACATGGATATGGTTATGTGATAACTTGTAGGTAGATGCCGTAATAAAGCTAGCGCCCTACAATAGGTTCGAAACCTGCATATCCACTGAGTCGCAACAAAGCGACTCTTAACAAAAAAGGAGTATTATATGAAAAAAAATACACTTACTCCTGATGATGATAGATTGCTTAATATGCTCGCCACTAATGGCAAAAGCGAGTTTTCAGATAAAACTCTGGAAACTCACATGACTTTTGGCACTAAGCAGTACGCTAAGTTTAGTCTAATATCAGGAAATCGCGATATAAGCGATAGCCATATCAATACGCTTGCTGAGAAAATCAAAAACGGAGAAAACTTTTTAAAGTATTGTCCTATTATGGTTGATGAGCAAATGCGTATACTTGATGGGCAACATCGTTTTTTCGCCGCTAAAAGAGCAGATGTACATATATGGTACAATATTGTTATAGGTAAAGTCAATCTTGACACTGTTGCGAGAATCAACGAAAGTCAAAAGAAATGGCAACCTAGCAATTTTATCCATATGTACGCTGATATGGGTTATGTCGAATATCGAACATTTGAGGAGTTTATTAGTAAGGACAGAGGTTATAGTCTGTCGCCTTCTACTGGACTCTTATTGTTTGGTAATCAATCAATGAAAACTCTGCGTACAGGAGATTTGCAAATTGTAGACCTTCTTTACGCTGAGAAAATAGCAGATGCACTGCTAGATGTACAAAAATATGTAAAGTTTGCAACATACAATCGTTTTGCAAATGCCTTTAAGCGTGTTTTTGAACATGAGGAATACGACCATAAGCGTATGTTGACAAAGTTAGAACAGAAAAAGCACACTATCAAAAAGCTAACAACTGTTACTGATTACATCCGTTTACTAGAAGGAATATACAACTATCAGTTATCTGATGCAAAGAAAGTTCGCTTCTATTAAGTCAGTTGGAAAACAAGAGGAAACTAAAGAGAATATTCAACGCCTCGTGGAAAACAACTACTGATTAAGGATGACCCTTGCTTTTACTATTATATATAATAAATAATAGTAGAGTAATGTATAGTAATATGCGTAGTATATAAATTATATATATACTACGCTTTACTATATATATATAATATATAATACTATAAATACTTATTAAAGAAAAAGAAAAGTAATAAAAGAAAAAGAGAGGAAAAGTAAAATGATAACAATAGCTAATCTCATAGCTAACTTTTTCATATTTTCATTAGCGCTTTTAATGTTTACTGTTTCATCATTTGTAATCTACATAGTAGTAAGCGAATGGCTTGGAAACAAAAAATGGAAAAAGCGATGGTAGTTAGTTTGTGATGTTTTTTTGTTTTTTAAAAAACATTTGGAAGCTAATATCATGGTTTATAACTTCGTAACTCACAAAGGATAAATCAACTATGAAAAGGAAAAGTTCAAGAGATATACCGCGTAGCCGTTCTTTCAGATGTACTGATAAAGTATGGGCACACTTTAAACTGATATGTTTTTTGAATGAAGTGCATATTCAAGACCAATTAGAGGAATTGATATGCGACTACGTTGAAAATAACAGTTCAGTCTATGTAGACGATAAAAAAGATGTCAGACGTAAAAGAGATATATCAACAATATCTTCGTAGTCTACGCGATAAGAAGAATGCATCTCGCTATAAAGGGATGGAATCTTTCTTTCACTCTTCGCGGGCAGGGCTGTGTATGCGGAAGCACTACTACGGCTCTGTCCAACAAGTGCAGGGAAAAGAAGTAGAAGATAAAACACTTCGTATATTTAGAATAGGCGACTTAATACATACAGACATACAAGATGCTATGCGTTGGTATGCTGATAGTAATGCCTTGCCTATATTTATAGAAAAAGAATTATTTATAGAAGAATACAACGTCAGAGGCTTTATAGACTTAGCGATAGTATCAGATGATATACTAATTGATATAAAGACTTGCAACTCTTGGAAGTGGCGTACTTTATTCGGTAGGAAATTTCATCCAGACGTACCAGAAAACTATTCTTTACAACTTGCTACATATGGTATATGGTATGAGCAAGAGTACGGGAAGTTAAATGGTATGAAACTTTTATATTACAACAAAGACAATTCAGATATGCGCGAAGTAGACGTACCTATGTCTATGATGGAAAGAGCGCATGACTATTGGACTGCAACAGTAGAAGTAACTCAGGAACAACCTGAACCTCCAGCCCTCGGGCTGGGAACAAGCCCTGTATACGAATGGGAGTGCAACGCTAAATACTGTGATTACTTTGATATATGTGGCGGTATAAAAAAGAAATGATTATGATAGATATAGGATGGGTAATGATTGGATTAGCGTCAATCTTATGGATGATTGGTTTGGTGAATGCGTTATCGCCAAAAAATTGGGAAGGTAAGTATGAAAAAAATTAATACAGACAAAATAGTTAGTTCGCAAAGATGGGCTAATAGAATGTTTGGTTTCGACAAAGGAACGCATAAAAGATTATATTATAAAGGTAAGAACAATGCACGAATATTAGACCTACTGCATTACTTCGGTAAAGACTGGAAAGATTGGTTTCATGAAGATATGTACACTGGTCGCAATAACAGAGGCATAATTACTAAAACTGTGAAAGGAGTTAAGTATGGGAAGAGCAATAGACGTAGAAAAGCGCTTGATGAAACTAGAACTTGAAATTAGGGATTTAAAGAATGTTGTTAAATCTTTAATGGGTAAAGGTAAGCGTAGTAAAGATTCTGAAAAAAGGCTTAAAGATGAAGCTAAAGAAGAGTTTCGTGAAGCACCCTCTTCAAGTGCAGCCTATTTTCCATATAAGGAACGTAAAAAGGAGAAAAAATGAGTAACACTAAACTATGGGATAGCGTAGAAAAGACAGACCCAAAGTTTACTAAAAGGGTTAATCAACGTGGCGGTTTTACTGCTATTGGTGCTCAGTACCAAGTGCATAAAGCAACAGAAGCGTTTGGCCCTTTCGGTATTGGTTGGGGAGTAAAGGAAGAATCTTTTCAGCGCTATGAAGATACAGGTCTTGTTCTGTATCAAGGAACGCTATGGTATAAATATGGTAAGGATATTGGAGAAGTTCCAATTCATTCTTCTATTAAATATCATGCAAACAGTAGAGTTGATGATGACTTTGCAAAAAAGGTCGCAACTGATGCTATGACTAAAGGATTATCTAAACTTGGTTTTAACGCTGATGTATTTATGGGTTTATTTGATGACAATAAATATGTTAGTTCACTTAAAAAAGAGTTTAGCCATAGTTCAGATGGTTCAGCAAAAAAGGTAGACCCAAAATGGCGTGAAAAAGTACAAGCTGAAGCAGAGACGCTTCCAAGTAATGAAAAAGCAAGAGTATTAACTGCTTTAAAAGATGACAAGATTACTAGCAGTAATTGGGAAGTTGCGATAGAACGCATACAACAAATAAAAAAGACTCTTGATACTGACGTAAGTGAGTAAAATAGACGAAATCCTCGGTAAAGCTACGCCAAAGAAGGCGTACTATGAAGAAGAAGTTGTAGAACAAATACGACCCGGAACATACAATGCTAAAATTGTTGGCTTACGCAGTAAGCTTTCAACTAAAGTAAAAAGTGGTGCAGAATGCGATATCTACTGGCCTCGCTATCAGATAGATGAGGAACACCCAGAGTTTGGCGGAATGTATGTTCGTGATAACGGTTTGTTTCGATATAAGGAATGCGAACCTCATCGAAATGTTTTCTACAAGAAATTCCTCGATAAACTTGGGATTGAATTAACAAAGGTCAAAGAGCAAGGTAAGGTTGTTTATGAATTACCCCCGCTACTTGATGAGATGATAATCAATAAAGAAGTAATGATAAATGTACACGAGGAATCATGGATGTCAAAAACAGGAAGAACAAAGGCTATTGTGGCGACCCTTACGAGGGTTTTAGATGGAAAGACTTCCCTTCCGCATACCCAATAGCGAGTCACTTTAAGACTCAAGAAACAATAACAGAGGCCGATGCGATGCTTCTATATGGAGAAACATCCATCGCCTCTCAAATATCTGTATTAAAATCTATAGGATATAGGTTTAAATACAAACGCCAAAGGTTAGGTTTTATGAAATACTCACACGAATGGACAATTATAAGGGATTAATATGCAATTAGCAATACATTCGCCTGAAACAGAAAAAGCGTTATTAGGACAAATATTAGTTGATAATGATGTAATAGACAAGGTTGGTGGTTTTATACCTGAACCTGATGTCTTTTATAGTGATGTAAATCGCCAAGTATGGGAAGCTATGACTTCCATGCGCAGAAACGGTGAAGGAATCATTGATATAGTTACTATATTATCAAAGTTTAAGCCTAATGACGATAAAGTTACAGGTTTTTATTTAACAGGTTTATTAGAAGATGTGCCTACCACTGCAACAGCGGAAGGTTACGCAAAGATACTATATGAAAAATGGCTTATACGCAAAGTTGTTAGAAAATCTCAAGAGATTAAAAACCTCATGGGCATTGGAGGCGAAAAAGCTTATGAGGTGTTACAGAAACTAAACAACGAAATAGAAGATATATTAAATTTAAAGACTAGAGAAAAATTTGATTTAAGCACTTTAGTTGATAACACTATTGAAAGTATAAAAGCGCATAATACATTAATACCATATAACTATGGAAATCTTGACAAACTCACTGGTGGAATGACGCGTGGGGAGATTACAGTTATAGCGGGCAGACCCGGGCACTTTAAATCTACAATGATGCTTAACATAGTCAGAAATTTAATATACACAAAACAGAAAGTAATTGTATTCAATAGAGAAATGTCTAATGTTGAGATGATGAAAAAACTTATAGTGATGGAATCTGATTTTATTAGCTATGGAACATTGCGCTCAGAATCTATGAGCAGTTCAGAAGAAAAAGATTTAGAATTAGCTAAAGGCAGAATAAAAGATAAGTTCCAAAACTTAATGATGTTTGATAATATATTTGACATAGACCAAGCTATGCGTGAAATAAGAAAACATAAACCCGATGTTGTTGTTGATGATTATATTGGTTTAATAGATGTATTTGGCGTTGATGATAATAGGCTTCGTGTTGATGCAATTATGAAACAGTACAAAAGAGCAGCTAAAACACATAATATGTGTGCATTGTTAGTATCTCAGTTAAATAGAGAATGCGAATCAAGAGCCAATAAGCGCCCTATATTACGAGACTTACGGGATTCAGGCTCTATTGAACAAGATGCAGAAAGCGTACTATTTATGTATTATGATTATAGATATAATTTTCACGATAGCGATGGCGGAGAAAATGAGCTTGAAGTTATATTAGGTAAGAATCGCTATGGCAGGACTGGTTCTGTTAGGTTGGGGGTGCAAGGAGATAGGTGTAGTATATTTAACGATACAGACACCGCATTAAAAGATATGTATCAAATTCTTAAGAGGAGAAAAGAAAATGGTAGTAAGGTATAACAAAGAAGAGGCTGATTTTATTTTAGAGTGCTTAAAGGATTATAAGCGCATGGTTAAGAAGTATTACGGCAAATCTTCTGTAATAATTTTAAAACTTAAAGAAGCTATAGAAATGGCTGAACATGGGAAAACTGAAAGTAAAAAAGAAGAAAGTCTTATGACAGAAAAAGAAGCGAGAGGAGCATCTTGTGAAGTATGCCAATAAAAAACCAACAATAAAAGAACTTGAAAAGCGTATAGCCATGTTAGAGGTTTATATACAAAAAGTTGTAAACCCAAACTTAAACGCTACAATGAATATGTTTGAGCAATATCTTGAATATAAAAATGATTTAGAACCATTTACAGAAAGGATGAGCAGTAAAATAGATGAGCAAATCAAAAGAGCATCAAAAGAGGGGGAAGCGCAACAGACAAAGAGGAGCGGAACTCCAAAGACAAGCAGTAAAGATGGCAAAAAGCTTCAACCTAGAAGCTCACAACAGGGACAGGGGCGGAGCTCAACACGAAAAGGGTGATGTTGAAATAAATGGTAAGTATTATGGTTGTAAGCGCAGGAAGATTGTACCTAGGTGGGTTCTACCTGAGAAAAAAGAAATTGGCGTAGTGTTTAGAGCAGATAGAATGAATCCATACATTTCTATTCCTTTAGAGCACTATTTATTATTAATATCATTATTAGATAAACAATTTGAACAGTGAAACCGGTATGTGGCACTGTTTATACGGGAGCAAGAGCAGTAAGTTAGGCTGTTCGTTTGGTTGGCAAAATATGGGGTCGCTGCGGAGTTTAAATCCTTTTCTCCGCTCCCGGGAAATAGTGGCCCCATATAACAAGGAAAGGCAATATGAGATTACACGACATACATAAAACAGTAGATAAAATATCTATTATTGAAGCAATAGTATTATATGAGCGACTGTTAAAGAAAGGCAAGATACAAAAAGATGGAGCTGCTGCTAGAAGACTTGCGAAACTTCGCTTATATGTAACAAAAGGGTACTATAGATTTGAAAAAGTACCGGAAGGTGAAAAAAATGATTGAATATTCAAAAGGAAATAAAGCAGAAGGCGATTTAATTGTAAGAGTAAATGGTCATCAGCTTACTTTTAAAGAACTAGCTGAGATATGCGTACAACTATGTAAGAACGAGGATAAAATATATCCTTTTCCTTATCAAGGTGGAGCATACTTAACAAACTTTTTAGTAGACTGTATGGACGCTAGAGAGGTTTCAGATGCTATATTAAACAAATATCATCTTAATGAAACGCCAAAAAATGGCTCTAGTAAAAATTTGCAATTAGAAAAATTGAATTTTGATAGCGACAAAAAAGAGCAAGAGAACACCGTTGAAGAAAAAAGTTTCAGCGTTCATGATAGACCTAATCCAATGCCTGAGAGTATGAGTGATAGACCAACAAAAAACAGTTAAAGAAATAACCAATAAGGTTTTTCTTGGCGACTCTAGGGAAGTTTTAAAAGAATTTCCTGATAAATGCGTTGACACTTGTATAACCTCGCCTCCTTACTGGGGTTTGCGTGACTATGGTACATCTACTTGGGTAGGTGGAGATGAAAACTGCTCTCATCGCAGAGATACAAAGAAATCTGATAAATGTATAACAGGACATAAGAATTTTGATGAAATGTTAGGTGTTGGCGATGCTATATATAAATCAGAGTGTAAACGATGCGGTGCAAAGAGAGTAGACAGTCAGATTGGACTTGAAGAAGAAGTCAGTGATTACATAGAACAATTAGTTAATGTATTTGGTGAAGTACATCGCATACTTAAAGATGATGGCACTCTATGGCTTAATCTAGGCGATTCATATGCAGGTTCTACAGGCAAGTCTGGAGGCGTAAGTGAAATACAAAGCGTAAAAAGGCAAGTGGACACAGGTTCTATTGGCTCTCTTAGACCAGCTAAGGTAGCTGGATTAAAAAATAAAGATTTAATTGGTATTCCTTGGCGAGCAGCACTAGCCTTGCAGAAATATGGATGGTATTTAAGACAGGATATTATTTGGCATAAGCCTAATCCTATGCCTGAGAGCGTGAATGACAGATGTACTAAATCACATGAATATATGTTTCTCTTGTCTAAGAACCCGCAATACTACTATGACGCTGATTCTATTAAAGAACCTACTGTAACCCCTAATACAGGTACTTCATGGGAACAGCGCAAATTAGACGGAGAGCCCATGCGACATGGGCTGCAGGGTGCTGCCGCTGTAGGAGCAGGAAACTTCAAGACGTATGAGAAACGTAATAAGCGTTCCGTATGGACAGTAGAAGATTCTGAACACAAAAATTTAAAAGAAAAAGGTCAAAGCGTACAATCTATGCACGTTAACAGAGCTGAAGGAAAAGGAGAGCCAGTACATTATGGTAAAAGAAACAAGCGCTCTGTGTGGACAGTATCTACTAAAGCATATAAAGGAGCTCATTTTGCTACGTTTCCGCCAGAACTTATAACAGATTGTATAATAGCAGGGTCTAGAGAAGGCGGTATAGTATTAGACCCATTCATGGGTTCAGGTACTATCGCTGAATATTCTAAAAGATTAGGAAGACTTTACACAGGCGTTGAACTCAACGAAGAGTATCACGCTTTAATTAAACAGAGAACCTCACAAATGGAGATGTTCATATGAGCGATTACGAAAACGACATGCGCGGTGTCTTATTTCCAAACAAATACAAAGAGGAAGGGGATAAGCGTCCTGACTTTACTGGTACTGTTACAGTAGAAGGTAAAGAATGGGCCTTAGCCGCTTGGAGTAATACCTCCAAGAATGGTAACGATTACCTATCGGTATCTGTATCCGAACCTCGCGAAAAAGATGGAAGTAAAGAAGACAACAGTAGCGAAGTACCCTTCTAAGCGAAGGGAATTAATAGGTAAGTATGCAACGGCACAGTCATACTTAGGTGTTGATATTACGTTAAAAGCCAAAGCATTAATAGTTGGCGATGAAAGTTTAATGGATTGCAGTATAGCTAAACTTAATATATTATTGAGAGAGCTGAGAATACTGTATAAAAAGCGTAGTATTGATAGTTAGGTATGATGTGTCGTTAGTGTACTTAAAAGTGGCGTATAGACCCCTTTAAACGCCTTATTTGCACATATATTATCTAAACGCTGACACTGCTTTCCAAAACTCTAGCTTCTTTCGTTTGTAAAACCTTTCTAGAGCCATTTCTTCCTGTATCTGTTCTTGCGTAAGCTTAGATTTATACAATCTGTACTTCGTTGTAGCCTCTCCCTTACCGCGCTTCCTCCAAGACTCTGGTATTGGTCTAATTTTTGATATAACATTTTTAATACGTTTTTTTGCTTCACTCCTAGCAGCAGCTTCATTCTTAGCTAAAGCTACATCCTGTCTTTGAATTGTATGCGTTAAATAATTAAGAGCAACCCAGTAAGCATGAGCTTTATCCTTTGCGTTTGGAGTGTCAAGCCAGAATACATTTCTAAGGCTCTCGTAGTAAGGACTGTTTCTAGTTAAAGCATCGCCAGAGTCTATAACAGGTTTATAATCGGGAAAGTAAGCGTCTAAAAATTGACTCTGTCTTCTTTTTGAGTCTAGCACGCGCTTTGTAGTATCTTCAGTTAAATTTTTATACACTCTTTGATATCCTGAGTAAGCAGCTATTGTTTTTTTAGCTAAAGAGTTTAATCCTTCGCGAGCCCCTTTCTTTCCATGCATTATATTCATGGCTTCCTCTGTAAGGTCAAGAAAATTTCTAAATACTACAGGAGTATACGCATCTGATACTGAATTACCATGTTCGTCAGCTGCATTGCTTAGTATTCCTAATCCTTCAGCGCGTATAAAGTTTTCCCAATAACCAGCTGGAGCGTCTTTAAATCTATTTTTTCTTTCTTCTCCAAATGCGTACCAGTATGTAGAGTACATAAGACTACCTGATGACATTGATAAGCCAACATATTTCATCATAGGCCATATATTACCTTGATACATAACCGGTTTAATCACAGTCTTAGCTATATGGTCTGTCATTCTATATGCTATTCTATAAAACAATGTTAAAGGTTTAAAACCATCGCGTCCCATTATGTATGGTATGTATGGATGTTCTCCAACACCTTGAGTCATTGAATGCATTCTATCAGCCGCCCAAACAAGTTGGTCATTTGTCCATCCTTCTCCACCTGCTTTTCTTCTAGCTAACATTCCATCAAGTTCTTTATTTGAAAATCTTAAGCTATCTGTTAATATATTTCTAGAAGTAGCCTTAGAGTATCCTCTGTTAGAAAAGTTTTTTACACCTAATAGATTGTCTAAGTGAACTTTCATTACACCCGGAGTCATCATAATAGACATATATCTATTAAAGTATTCAGTTGGTCGCATCATTCCAGACATTATTAAACCTTCTTTAACGCCTTCCAAACCCATTCTTCCAGCATCCCTTAAACCTTTAGGCTTTGTAAACATACCATGCAGTGGCTTCGTTGGTTTAATAAATAAATCGTATGTATTAGCGCCTCTAACGCCAGCAGCTTCAGTTAAAGATGAAGCTATTTTTCTCTGCTCTGGGCTTGTCATTAAATGAAACCAAGATTTCAACCATTCTCTACCCGATAAAACACCAAGTTGCGTTTGCCCTAAAGCAAAGTTCTTTACACCGCTTAAAGGAAAGGATAGTCCAACTATAGCGCTGGCTCTTGTTGCAGAACCTACTGAAGACCACCAAGCTCTACCTAATTTTTTACCAAGAAAGGGATAATCGTAATCTCTTCCAAATATTTGGTCTTTCATAACGCGCATTGATAAATCTTCAAACCATACAGCTGTTTCTTCCTTCATTCCTGATTTCATTATGTCAGCTTTCATTCTTTCTATAGCGGCAGGTATATTAAGACCTAGAGCTGGAATAGGTTTAGCCAATCCTTCAGGTCCGCCAAAAGCTTGATAAGAAGCTATAGACCTTGAAGTTTTTCTAACATAATTATTAATAATTTCCATAGGCTCTGTGCTATACACTTGTAAAGCTTTACCAACTGTAAGCGTTCTTCCATCAGCAGTCTTAATTGAATCATTAACTTTAAATGGCGTACCATCCTCTTTAAAAACTTTATCGGGATTAATCAATTCTTTATTTATTTTATCATAATATACCCAAGCGTCTAAGTCTGCAATTCTTGAGAAGACTTGACCGTCAGGTATTTTAGTGTTTACTTTATTATCCCTACTAAATCCTTTTAAATTTACTAACATATCTTCAGCTATAGCGCGTCTAACATGGATGTCCTTTTCAGCTAACAACTCTGGGGAGCTTTCTATAATTTTATCTATAATATATTTATTTCCTTCAGCTGTTGAAACAAAGTCAAAAAATTTCTGAGTTATTGATAAGGGAAAATAATTAGGAACGTAATTATTGTATGGTATTTCTCCAATTCTTATTTCACTTGTAGATGTTCCAGCTTGATTCCATATTTCTATCATATCTCCTTTTTCTTTTTCACCGCGCATAACAGCTAATAAATCTTTTTTAGTTATATCTTCTAATCGTAATTTTGTATCTTTTTTAGTTCTTATTTCTATA